CGTGCTTAGATAGAGGTTTCACTACTTGAATTACTGGTGAGATGATGGTACTCCATCTGACTCCGATAATCGGATAACCTTGTTCGCTGTGTGAATACAACGGACTAACAATGTAGATACTATTATGGAAACTAGACAGGACGCGGGTTCGACTCCCGCCGCCTCCACTTGAAATAATAAGAAGACATGCGAATATAGCTCAATCGGCAGAGCGTTACGTTGCCAACGTAAAGGTTGAGAGTTCAAGCCTCTCTATTCGCTTTAGTAATATAATTAGGGGGTATAGCTCAGTTGGGAGAGCAATTGCTTTGCAAGCAATGGGTCGTGGGTTCAAGTCCCTCTATCTCCACTTAGATTCCATAGCTCAATTGGTAGAGCTTTCGGCTCTTAACCGAAAGGTTGTAGGTTCAATTCCTACTGGAATCACTGCACTTAAAAATAAAGCATCAAGAGATGTGAAAAAAAAAAGAAAAAAGGAAAATAATATGGTAGACACGCTAGAAGTATATGAAGTTGGTACGGATGTTGTTCTGTCAGAAGATATTCAGGCTAAAATTGTAACAGTCGCTATACACGCAGAGAATATAGTGCAGTACGAATGTGCTTGGTGGAGTGGTGAAACAAGGACAAGAGACTGGTTCACTCTAGATGATTTTACCGTAAAGAATCACGAGGAACCAACTAAAATAGGATTTCTGAGAGGAGATGAGACATGCGGGTAGTAGTTATATCAGGATACTTTAATCCCCTACACTCAGGACACTTGGATTATATCAAAGAGGCTTCCAGTCTTGGCGATAAGCTCATTGTTATTGTTAATAGCGACGAGCAGGTCAAAATAAAGGGTTCAGAACCTTTTATGGATGAGGTTGAGCGTATGCGAATTGTTGGCTCGATCAAGGGTGTGGACAGGGCTGTTCTGTCAATTGATACAGACGAATCAGTCGTTGAGACAATAAAATCAATCTACCATGACTGTGAAGTTGATTACTTTTTTGATAGAATGGTGTTTTGTAATGGAGGGGATAGAACTAAGGGGAACTCTCCTGAAGAGAAATACTGTGGGCAGAAAGGTATTAGCACCATGTATAACATAGGAGGAGGAAAGACCAAATCTTCGAGCAATATAATATCTTTATCTAAAAAGTCTTAATAAAAATGTGACATTTAACTAATAATCCAGTATAATATATCTGTGAAGGGAGTATTATGAATACTTTGGAAAGAAAACCAACAATCGAAAAGAAAAAAACACGGGATAATGTTGAGGCTGGGGTAAAATTGCCTTCGGATACGCAAATATTGTCCACACTGTATAAGCACTATGGCAAACCTGAAAACATCGTAAAAGAAAAGGTAAAGCTATATAAGGATTACACAAACCCAGCGGGACATAAATCACCAGACTGGATTCTCGATGGGTGGCAGCAGGGAAGAGTTACTGTATTTACTGGACACAGAGTAAAACAAGACGATCTGTTTTATACGACAAAGATAGAAAAAGAAGGTGTCGGAACTTGGTTTATAGCCATTAAGGACAGTAAGCTCAAAGTAAGCATTAGTGGTAAAGTAGATATTATACTAGAAATAGGGGAATAAAATGGGAATGTTAGATTGGATGTTGGGTTTATTAAGCGGCAAGGAGGATGAATTAACTCCTGTTGAAGAAACTCCAGAAGAAAAAACAAAAAGGGAGCAGCGGGCAATAGACCGTGACGCAAAGAAACAAGAAAAGGCTAATAGAGCAAAAGAGAAGAGAGACTTCCGAATCGAGAAAATCAAAGCCATCACAGCTAAGGCTCTCGCAGTAGGGATTAAGCGTAAGTGGTTGGTTTTTATGATTGCGGCAGCGGTAATAGCCTACCTTGTGATCGTTAAGGGCATGGCTGGCGGCGGCTTGCTAGAAATGGTAAAGGGGTTATTCTAATGACTTCGGAAGAAATACATGATAGCTCTATTGTAGTTGACCTTCACTGTCACCCAGCGATAAAGTCATCTATATTCCACAGAGACTTAGGCTCAAGGAAAGAAAAGTTTCTACAGTCCTTGTTCAAGAGGTCGTTCTGGCCTTTATCAAACAGGGCATCTTTCCCAAAGGTGTCGGATGGTGGCGTGGATGTTCTACTGTCAACTGCGTATGTTCCAGAGGGAGGTTGGTACACAGACATGTCATTGGCAAAATGGCTTTTATTACTTGCCCCAAAGGTTAGAAAACAGATATATGAGTCATCTTACTATGACGCTATATGCACATTGTTAGACGATGTTGAAAAGCAGGCAAAGGATTGGAACCTAAACACAGAAAACAAACGAAAGATAGTCCACTGCACAAAACCAAGCATGATCTTAGACGCCGTCAAAAAAGACTCAATAGCACTTGTCCATTCAGTTGAAGGCGCACACTCAATACAGGGGACGGCAGCAAAAGACTATCCTGACGACATGAGGCATGGGCTTGGTGCTAGGGTTGGGATGTTTACGAGGCTTGAAGAATTAAATAACAGGGGTGTTGCATACCTAACTCTGGCTCATTTTTATCCGAATGAATGTGTGAGTCCAGTCTTTCCGTGGCCGGAGTACGCCTTCGATCATGGAGATTGGGAAAAACTTCTGTCTAAGTGGGATGAAACTAAGGGTTTAACATCAAGAGGTGTGTTTGTAGTAGAAAAGATGTTAGAACTTGGGATGTTAATAGATATATCACACTGCACACTAAGTGCTAGAAAAGAGATATACAAAATAGCAGAGCATCACAAAGCGGAGAGATGCCTATTGTCTAGCCACACTGGAGCCTTTGAAGTAAATAGACTGACATACAACCTGCAAGATTGGGAATTAAAATGGTTTGCCGATCATGGGTGTGTTGCTGGTATAATATTTATGAATTATTGGCTAACGTCTCACAGCACAGGCATGGGGTTGAGGTATATAGAACAAACCTTAAATCATATGATAAATGTCGGTGGAGAAGAGATTGTAGGCATTGGGACAGACTTTGATGGGTTCACTGATCCTCCAGACGAGATTGTGGATATGTCACAACTACCTAGAATCACGGACTATCTGGTTTCGGTGGGCTACAAAGAAAGAACAATTAGGAGATTTTTAGGAGAGAACGCCCTCAACTTGTTGTTAGAGGGATGGAAAGGTTCTCCCAAAACTTAGTTTTTATAGGAGTCCAATAATGGATAAATTAAAAACTCTATTTAATTCTCGTCGGTTTTGGGTTGGTGTTGCAGCAATTGTTGTTGTAGTCTCCGACATCATCGTTGGCGAAGGGGTTATTGACCCAGTTATGATTCAGAATGTAGTAATTCTGGCTGCGAGTTGGATTGTGGGTGACAGCATCCGTGTTACTGAGTAAAATCACAGCACTGTGCTGCGCGCTAGTACTTTTATTGGCCACTAGTGTTGCCTACGAGACAACTCCAGACTCAACAAGCAATGAAGCTGAATGGGTTGAGTTTGTAGCTAAGAGTGTACTTAATGTTGAGGATGAAGGCATTGAGTACACTCTCCCTGACGGGAGAAGGATTGATATATATGACAAGGAGAACAATATCTCCTACGAAGTGGACTGGTCTAAAAAATGGCCTGAAGGTATCGGCCAATCTCTAGGCTACTCTATAGCCACAAATTCCGAAGCTGGTCTAATATTATTATTTAAGTCAGGCGAAGATGAGTATTATAATACTGCTCTAGGCGTTGTTACTGACCTAAGAAGAAGAGGAATTAAGTACCATTTCATAGTGGTAAACGTGGAAAACAGAAAAATCTGGCGATTTTAATAAAGTTTTCTCTTGACAATCCCGATAGGTATGATATAATGATATCGTACACAAGAAAGTAGCACACTATCACTGGAGAGTTAAGAATGAAACTACACGCACAAATAAACAAAATTGAAAAGTCTGAAAATTTTGAGAAATCTAATTTCAGCATAGAAGCCTCTGCCAAGGCCTTCTTTATACTATCTGACGGTCTTTATTCTAATAAGATCAAAGCTGTAATTCGTGAGCTTTCAACAAATGCCTACGATTCTCATCTAGATGCTGGAGTGGCAGACAAGCCATTCGACGTTCATCTACCCACCCGTCTTGAGCCTACTTTCTATGTCCGTGATTATGGGACAAGTATGGATCACGAGGATTGTATGCAGTTGTACACAACCTATTTTCGCAGCACTCGTAATCAAAGCAATGATGCTGTTGGTTGTCTAGGTCTTGGCAGTAAGGCTCCTTTTGCGTACTGTAATCAGTTCACGGTAGAAGCGTACCTTGATGGTACTCGCCGTGTGTATACTGCCTATCAGGGCGAAGATGGTAGCCCAGTATTTTCTATTCTAGATGAATCCACGACAAACGAAGCTAACGGAGTTAAGGTTTCTCTTTCCGTGGAGAGTAGCGACATCTGGGAGTTCAAGAACGAGGGGGAGAAAATCTATCAGTTCTTCAAGGTTCGGCCTAACTTGGTTGGTGAGGAAGTATCCTTCCAAGATGGAGACATTCTCCTGTCAGGCGATGGCTGGGAATTTGAGAAGGGTTCGTATGATAACTATGTCATTATGGGTCAAATTGCCTACCCGTTGGATTGCGATCAAATTAAAGACGAGCAGGCTCACAACTTCTTAAGTGCATCAAGCGGCCTAAATATCTACGCTGACATTGGGGATGTAGACATTACCCCTAGCCGAGAGTCTCTTTCTTATAACGGCCAGACAAAGGCAAGGATTGTTAGTATGATTAACAACATTGCTCTTGAAATAGCCGCCTCTATGGAAGAACAAATCTCTGGGCAAAATAGCCTGTTTAACGCTAGGATGAAATACATTGAACTCTGTAACAACTGTGGGTCTATCCGTACTGTCATGAAGACTCTGGACACAGACGTTTCTTGGGGTGGCAAGGAGATATTCGACTGCGATGGGTTCGGGGTAACGCCAACAGTTAAACTGGAGGAAGGCCTATCCGTGAGCCATTATTGTAAGTCGGGGTGGCGTAAGAAGATCGACGTAAACATAGACGTAGAAAAAATTCGATTCAGGGTAGGTAACAAGTTTGTAGTAGACGACTTAAATCGTGGTGGACTTTCTCGCATCCGCACTTGGATGCAGGGTCAACAGGAAAACAAAACATTCTCGGTTTATTACTTTAAAGCTGAAGATTATGGAGACAACCCGAACTCTGCTAATGAATTTCTAGAGACTCTAGGTGGGGCGACAGAGGAAGATATTATGCTTACCTCAAGCCTTCCTAAGCCAGAATATAGTGGCTCACGCTCTGGTGGTGGTGGTGGAAGTATACCCGCCAAACTATTCAAAGCTAGGACTCAAGTACGTGAAAGCGGGTTTGTGGACTGTAAGATGAGTGTCAAATATGAAGACGCTTATTATATCGAAGAGTCTAGGGGCGTGGTGCAGTTTGATGGAAAGCGTGTGTGGGTGCAAAACATAGAAAAGATCATAAACACCCTGTCAGCACTCGGATACGATATGGAAAAATATAATTTCTACCTCGTCAAGCCGTCGGTGATACGTAATGGTAAGCTGGATAATCGTGATAACTGGGGAAGTGGAGGTGAGCTATTGACAGGCCTTCTTGAGCAGGCTAAGGAAGAACACCATAATAATATTACCAAAGTTATTAACAGGTACAAAATCTCTGCTACCAACGATGACTGGAGAGAAGTTCTTGATTCAACAAAGAGTAATAGCGAGGCCAAGCAGATATTGGCTGAGTTTGATCTATACATGGAGGAGATTAACGCTATCAAGGAAACCATAAAAGACTTGCAGGAGTGCTTTAGGTTTTGCCCAAATCTGGAACGGGTTGGGAGTGAACAACCAGAAGACGCAGAAACACGCTTCGCCAGCCGTTTTGACAAAGCTATGGAGAAATACCCAATGCTTGAAAATGTTAGGTCGTACTACATGGAAACAAGCGTCCAACAGAATTGTGCAGATTATATTGACCTAGTGGAGTCCAAATAATGGGAAATCGGAAAAATTTATGATTTTTTAGAAAAAAATGATTAAATCGATCATAAATGTGCTAGAATTATAAGGAGAAGATGTGTTAGATAAAACAAACAGCGTTGATGGAGGTTAAGACATGGGTAGAAACCAACTTTATAAACTAATGTGTTGCGGAAAAGTGACAAAGACCCCGCAAGGAAACTGGGACGTTTGTTATAGTTGCGGTACTAAAAAGCCAATGATCGAAGAGGTAGACAAAGAGGACGATGTGCTTTTTGTTGGTGCAGACGCAAACACAGGACAGACTAAAAAAACTTTTGAAAAACCAAAAATAACAGGAGATAATAAGATGGATTTGAATAACTATAGACAGGCAGCGATAGGTTCACTAAGAAGCAAGGCCGTTTCGGACAAAGAGAGGGCGATACTTTCTCTAAGCATCTTATTGAATCATCCAGCGGGGATTGGAGATCACAGCACAGATGATCTACATAATAACTTAAACGAAGCCTTGTCTGCTCTGGCTGATGCTGATGACAGGCTAGAGACTTTGGATAAATATCTAACTGAATAAGGTTGCACACGAGAATGGTAAAAAAGAAGGATTATAAATCTACTGATATAAGCCCAGAAGAGATGGAAGAAATCAGGGAGCAGTCTAAGATGATAAACCAAAAATCGAAAGACATATCAGAAAAGTATAAAAAATGGTGGGATAAAGAATTGAAAACTTGGAAAAAGGGGTTTAAGGGACATGGGGACTCGTGAAGAGCTTGCTGAAATTTTTGGAGATGACCTTTTGTTTGCCGATGGCTATGACGGTGCTATCATTGGCGTTTGTGGTGGCTGCGATTCAGGAAGGGTGGCTTACGATACTCAGAAGATGGTCGAAATCTGCGTGAGTCGTGATGGCATGACTTATGACGAAGCTAATGAATGGCTTGAGTTCAATACGTTTTGCGCGTATGTTGGGGAACATACACCTATATATATAGAAAGAAAGTAGTCAAATGGCGAAAACTTACAGAAAAATATTTTACTTCCTACTTCTGATACCTATAGCAATCTTAGTGTATGAGATTAGGACTACGCTCATTGATATGCGAGAGGCTCAAGGGGAATTGTTCTTGCTCAACACCCAGAGAGCGTCTCAACAGAAGTTGATTATGGGTCTTGAGGCTAGGATACTACATTATGTGGAGGGTCACGAAGATAAAGAGGTCTTCATGTGTCCAGCATGTTTTAAGAACCTAATGATGGAAAAATATGACCACGCCTTGATTAGAAAATTTCTTACGGAAAACGGGGAAGACGCAGACGAATACTATGACGGAATTTTAAACAAAGATGAAGCAGGGGAAAATTAGATGGTAAAGAGAAAACACGATGCCTCAATGGGTGTCACAACGCCTTCCAGATTTGGAAGCCACGAAGTAATGGTAGTAGATCATTTATCCATACCTGAGTGGAACGCAGACATGAACCTGACTCTTGAGGAAGGTGAGGTGGTATGTAGGGATGACGATCACTATTATATAACAATTAAAAGAAGGTTAGACACAGGCCTTGCAGACCCAAATAGATATAGTAAAAAAAATAGACTATTTAATAAAGAATAGGTTGACATGTGACGATGTTATGTTATAATGTAGTCATACAAATTTATAATTGAAAAGGGAGAACACGAATGAAGTATGTTATTGCTAATGATGGAACCGTAAGCGCAGTGGCCGCTGGACAAACTTATGTGTTTGGTAAGAGCCATCCAAGCTATAGTCGGCTGTTGACTTACCTCAAGGACGACAATATTGAACACTTTGAGGCAGCTTATGACGTAGTGTCACAAATTAATGATTTCTGTGAGGGGTTTGTTAGCTGCTCTAGTAGCAAGATGACTTGGGATGGGATTCCCATGCCAGACATGTTTACTGGACGTATAGTCGATATGCTTCAGGAGGGATTTCCTTTTGAACCTATGCTTAACTTCTTGGACAATATAAGTCAGAACCCATCTGACCACGCTATTGTAGAATTATTCGATTTTATGGATAACAAACATATGCCAATTACTGGTGATGGAAGTTTCTTGGCTTATAAGGCTGTAGACAAAGACTTCAAGGACATATGGTCACATAGCTTTGATAACTCCATAGGGTCAACCTGTGAGGTTCCTCGTGACAAGGTTGATAGCAACCGTGACCGTGGCTGTTCTAACGGGCTACATGTTGGGGCTATTGATTACGCCGCTATGTATGGCGGGATTAACCTGAAGAACCATGAAGATGGTGATAATGATGGTGGAAACAATATCGTTATCTGCAAGGTTAATCCGATGGATGTGGTGAGTGTTCCTACATGCTCTAGGTTTCAAAAACTTAGATGCTGTAAATATGAGGTAGTCTCTATCTTTCAGGACAAGTTTGAGTCAGCGGTCTATATGACCGAGAACGAAATTGACTATATCAATAGAGAAGCAAGAAGTGATGAATGGAAGCAGGAAATTACTGTCAAGCTGGATCGTATCAAGGGAGTTCTTGATAGAGCTAGGAAGACAGAGTTAGTTTAAAGGAGAAGAAATGAAGAAATTTACAATGATGGTTGCTATTGTTTTTTGTGTGAACATAAGCACAGCAAAGGCAGACCTAACCTTCGGGTTAGCGTCTCCAGTCGAGGTTGTAAAAAGCGTGGGAGGATTTGTAGGAGATGTAGGAGAAAAAATGTTTGAGGGCTTAACAACAACTGCTCTTGGGATTGGTGAGGTTATCACCTCTCCCTTTAGAGCAAAGTTTAAGAAGCCAAAGGTTAAGAGATACTACTTTGACTCTCCCAGCCTGAGAATTGAACGTGGCGAGTTGTACGAGCTTAGACCTCGTAGAACATTAACACCTCAAGGTGTTCCGTTAAAACCTAAAACCTATCGTGTACCCACGCCTAATCGAGACTATAATATCAACTACGTAGTGTCTAATTAGACTCACCCACCTTTGATGAAGCAAAATCAAGGGTGGCTTGTCTCGCCCTATTAAATAGGATCAGGATTATTGACAGCAGGCTAGCGTTGCCTGATAACATAACTAGGAATTAATAAAATGAAATTTAAACTTACTAACGAGCAACTTAACTACGCGCTGGGTCTAGCAAAACAAAGGCATGACGCAAAGGACGAGTCATTCAGAAACAAGGACGTATCAAGGTTTATGAACGAGAGCAAGGAAGATCTTTCTGCAGAGTTCAGGGTAGACAGGCAATATATGGCTCACTTCTTGGGAGTCATTGGAGAGCTTGGGTACGCACTGGCGACAGACCAAGAGGTTGATGAGGAAATCTACCCAGTGAGAGATTCTGGTCAAGACTTTGAGGGTGTTGAGGTGAAGACAATAACCTACATGGGAGCAGGAGAGCCTGAGCTTAAAATAACGGTGAAGGAATACGACAAGAGGACTCCACCTGACCTCTACGTGCTTACCAGATTTAATCTAAAAAAACATGAGATAGAGGTTCTAGGTCAGATAACAAGAGAGAGGTTCGATTTGTTTAAGAAAAAGAAACAGTATGGATCAAATCTCCCAATGAACTACATAGTCCCAGCCTCGGCGATGAGCAAGCCTGAGAAAAAACAACAAACTCGGTAGTTTTCGGTGGCTTTTTCTAGAACTAATGCTATAATATACTAGTGGAAAGTTTCTTCCTCTGCGCTTGACCTAAAAAGGGCTTCGGGCTTAGTCGTCAAAATCGGCTAAGTCAGGTTTTCACCTATATCCAGTGTAAGACAGTTTAAGAAAAGAGCGACCTAAATATAGGACGTAAAGCTCAGGCCAGCTAGGTAATCAAACCAAGCACGACCCTGATGGGACTCACAACCCCTGCCGAATAATACAAGATGACAAAATCTAAGCTCTGGTGAGGATCAACTTAGGGGGTCATGGCGAAAGCAAAAAACATCATGTATTAGAGCTTGCATTGGATTTCCGCTGTGGGGGTAAATGACCCTGAAAACCCGTGAGAGTTGAATTTTTTTAAACAATTAATAAACAACGAATTAAACGAAGTCCACTTTTATATCAAGTTTTTACTTGACAACACCGAAATTTAAGCTATAATAAAGTAGCATCCAGAACACCTTGTAGTGTATGTTTTTAAAAGAATTAAAGGAGAGATTATGGTTAGTACAAAAGAGATGGCTGAAGCCCATCTTCAGAACGTAGATCAACAGATACAGCAGCTAGTTCAACAGCGATCTACGATAGATTTAGATATTGAAAGATTATCCCAGTACCTAACAGAAGGTGCTAAAGAGCTTACTAGCGATGCCGACGAGGCAAGCGGTTCTTAATTTTGTTTTAGGATATAAAAAGGAGAGAGTTATGAATATTAAAGAGTTTTATGATACGTTGTCAAGCGTTTCTGCAACCTATAGTTGGTCGGTGAGCAGTTCACAGGTTATCACAGGGACAGGTCGCCGAGGCAAGGTCAAGGGACATTCCCTAAACCCAGTCACGGCTGTTGCGTATAGAAAAGGGCTAGGAACGTATGGAGCCAACAAGCGTGACACGCTCAAGGCAGGAAAAGCGCTTGGCTTGACCAAGACTTTCACAGAGAATGTTTATCAAGCAACGACTAATTACTCAAACAGAGGAAATAGTCAAGTAGTACGTGGAAAAATTTTATCAGCACTGGAGATGTAAATGAATGTTAATTGTTGGAACGGAACTGGTCGCGTGACCAAAGATGCAGAACAAGCCACCACGAAGAAGGGGACATCCCTTTCTAAGTTTAGGCTGGCTGTAAACGACAGACGGAATGACGACACGTTGTTTCTTAATGTTGTCTGCTTTGGGAAGATGGCCGAGAGCTTGAATCAGTACCTATTAAAAGGCCGTCTTGTTTCGGTTCAAGGTAAGATCAAATCCGATGAGTATGAGGACAAGAACGGTATCAACCGAACCTCTTTCTCCGTCATGGCCGATGAAATATCCCTCGGCCCAAACGCCCAAAGCTCAAAGGGTGCAGAAAAGAGCGAAGAATCTCCATTCTAATGTCTTGAGTTTCTTTAAGAGGTCTTGCCCAGCCTTGTCGCCATCCGCTGCTATCACGGGGGTTAGCGATAAAATGGGCTTTTTTTTACGAATAAACACTGAAACCAGAACAAAGTATGCTATAATAAAGGTATGCGACGATGAACTTCTTGTTTGACGTAGACGGAACCCTTACCCTACCTAGAGAGACTATAGATGATAAATTTAAGGCTTTCTTCGCTGGGTGGATAACGTCTCAGAGAAGACAGGGAAATAGGGTAATCTTTGTCACTGGGTCGGACAAGGAAAAAACTATCGAACAGATTGGGGAGAACCTGTGGAAGTTTGCTGACGGGTCGTATCAGAATTGTGGAAATCAACTATATGTTGGTGGAAAATTAATGAGAGAATCTGTCTGGAAAATGTCAGCACGTCTACACCTCGACATGTTAGAATTAATAGAGAAAAGCCCGTGGTATGGAACCTCTAAAAAAAATATCGAAGAGAGGGTTGGTATGGTAAACATTACGACTGTAGGCAGGGATTGCTCAAAACAACAAAGAAAAGAATATTTCAATTGGGATAAAATTCACCTAGAAAGAAGAGACATGGTAAGTATATTATCTTACAAACACCCCAAGATCGACCTCTCTATAGGGGGAGAAATAAGCATAGACATCTACGAAAAAGGAAAAGACAAATCACAGGTAATAGACAGGCTAGGAGGTAGGTGTGTCTTTATAGGCGACAGGTGCGACGCTGGTGGCAACGACCACTCAATAGCGATGAAGGCTGACAAGTATCACCACGTAAAGGACTACAGGGAAACATGGGACTTAATCAAACGGATAAATTAGAATGATATTAGGAATATTAGGAACAGGGCAAGTATGTTTGCTTCTATATGGTGCGCTATGTGCGTATTACTTTTTTGACGGTAAAAAAAACCCACACAAATACAAGCCATTTAAGTTCACAAAAGATGGCGATCTCTTCCCTCTAGGTGCGGTAGTTGATTCAGACAACATGGATTTTTATGTTGCTGAGTCTTGTGTAGACGCTGCCCTCGTGAACGATTGTCACGACCTAGCAAAGTCTCTGAAGGTGAAGATGTCAAAAAACGAAGTAGAGTGCCTCATAAGAGACAATGACATTCAGACTCCAGAAGAGTTTGTATCTAAAATCTTTCAGAAGGAATCATAATCTTTTGCTATCAGAACTCACCGAGATTATTAATCCTCAAATAGAATCAGCCCGCAAGGGTCGTCCAACACTGAGTGATCTATCAAAGGATGACCACATGGCCGTGGCAGTTGTGAAAGACCAACAAGTACACATAGACTCTCTAACGGATGACTACGGACACGTGAGCAGGCTTAAAACCCTGTCTCCATACTTAGATAAAGTAGCCCGTGACTCACCAGAGCTTAACGTCAGCGTTCTCATTAACACCCACGACTTTATTGGCGACTCAAGCCTTAGTGATAAGTTTCCAGTCCTATCGTTTTGCAAGATCGCCGGAAGTGCCCCGATTACAATTCCTAATATAGATTTCTTCACAGGATTTCTTGAAAACGCCTTGAGTTCCGTCAGCTCCTTTGATATTCCGTTTTCAGACAAGGCCAATGCTAGCTTCTTTGCTGGAGCCTCCACTGGGAACGGAGATAGAATGGATTACTGTGAGTCGGTAGTAGAACAAGACCGTCACGAGGCATACATTTCCATGCTGGTTGACAGGTTTTCTCCACCCCTGAACGAAGAAAGGTTCCCAAACGCCAATAGATATGTAGCCAACTCTACGCTTAGTATGCAAGACCAATTAGACTATAAATTTTTAATAAATATAGACGGGAACGCCCTATGCTACAGCAGGATTTACTGGCAAATGTATAGTAACTCTGTTCCTGTATACATTAACCGTAGAGCAGACTTAATCCAACTTCACGACTATTTAATCAAGCCAGATGTCCATTATATAAATACGGAAATTTCTGGGTGGCCAGCTAAATTTGATTATCTGTTAAGCACGGCAGAGGGTCAGGATCTATGCGGCTCGGTTATGGAAAACGGAAGAACATTTTGCAGGAAACACTTTGGAGACGCGGGACAGAATGTTTCGTCAGTCTGTACCGATGTCTTGTCATACACCTTAAATACACTGAGCACCAACAAATGATTATATTATCTTTAACGACAACGCCCCCAGATATGTTCAAACTAGGAATTCTTCTGGACGATTTAGTTGGTAAACAAACCCTTAAGCCAGACAAGATAGTTGTTAACATACCGTCTAAATACAACAATAAATCATTCATCAGCCACAGCATTAAGCTGCTTCCGCAATCAGAAAACGAAAACATAGTTGTTAACATTTGCACTGATTCCGGCCCAGCGACTAAAATTCTTGGGCTCTTGGAGGCAGCGAGATCGTCACTCATAGAGATATCCCCTGAAGACACGGTTATTTTTATGAACGACAACAACTACCCCATGAGTCTTTGCGAGGAGTATGTCAAAAACTTTGAGCTAATCAGAGATCCAAACAATACAGTTCTTGGTGTGCTGGGAGATGATTTATGTGACAAAGTAGGCCAAAGCTCCCACTTCGGTAAAACAAACATGATTAGGGGTTGCGGAAGCTATGCTGTCACCGGAGAAAACATAAGTAAGCTGGAAGATATATTTGCGATCCATCATTTTCCAGAAGACCTTTTTTATGAAGACGATGTGTTTGTCTCCAACATCCTCAACAGGCACTTTAGTATTAGAGTTATAAATATAAATTCCCCCACATACCAGCTACCCTTCGTTAAAACAAAAGGGCGCGTGAGCATAAGTGACGGTGTGGGTTTTCTTTTAGACAAGAACATCAGCAACTTTGACCTAACAGAAGTTCGTCAAAAAGAGCTTTTAGTAGACAGGTTTATCCGAAGAAATTTTCCTAAATCCAAAGGTAGAGACAGCTACAGAACAAAAATCCTAAAGGACTTCTCAGGCCTTTCACTTCTAGATCTTGGCCAAGAACTTCAGCGCCTTAAAAAACACCTCATGGTTGTAGAAGCTGTTTACAATCGGCTCGGTATAAAAATAGACAGCGACACAAAGCGAGAAAAGGCTCTTCTATGTGATAAGTTTGGCATGTCAAAGCTTATAGAGGAGATAATAGACTCCAGACCCTTTAAGGTGCGTAGCACAAAGGCCAAGAAGGCTGCGGTCATATTCCACCTACCCATGAATGGTTTGCACGGATGCCAAACAAGGTGCTTAGAAGCCATTAAGTCTTTGATAGAGATGGGTTTCGAGGTACACTTACTAAGCAGGGACGATCACGGCTCGCTCACATGGGACGAAAAGTCTTCCAAAAAAATTCAAGATACGGGTGTTAAACTTTTAGATATTTTTCCCGCCCAAGAAAAGTCTGACCCAATCTATCCGGAT